TATTAATTTATTTAGATTGTAAAGGAAGATTTACACGAAACGATTTTATCAACGGAGTTTATACATACTCGTGGGATAAAGCAAGATGGGAGAGATTAAAAAGAGAAGGTTGGATAGAAACTTGGAGACATAGGAATAGAACAACTATTATGTACTCTGTATTTAAAACTTCTTTTAAATGCTCTCAAATGATAAGTAGAATTTACAGAATACTTCTAGGTGAGGAAGATCTTCCTACATCAGAAAGAAGTGTATTTTATAATAACAAGTCATATACAGATAAAGTTTATAATAAAGCTATAGATGATATGATTAAAGATAAAGACAGATAACATGCCAAACAAAAAAAAGAAACGTAGAATAAGCAAGGAACAGCAAGAAAGAAATGAAAGGTTTAAGAAGTTTGACAATGATCTAATAAAAAAAGAATTTGAAGGAAGAATAACAGACCCATTTTTAAACCATGATGTTCCGCGTAAAATGATGGTCAACGAGCCTAAGCTGCTTGATTCAAAAGTAACAATACCTAAAAGGCTTAAAAAAATAAGAAAAAAATCAAAAGTTAAAAAAGCTATAGACAAAGTATCAAGTTTTTTTACAATGAAATACCAAGGAAACAATAGTGCTTTTCCTTTTAAATCTGCTACTACAAAAAATTATAAGAAAGGATACTACGGTGCATAATGGGATTTAAACTCGGTAAAAATAGAGGATTAGAAGCTAGCAATGGTGAAATCAAAACAAAAATGCGTTTTGGTAAGCAAGCTGGAGATGTAGGTTCTGTACCTGGTACACCTGTTATTAGAGTGCCTTTAGATGAAGGAATAATGGGTGAGGCTAATATGGATGGTAGCATATATGTTAATGAAAATATAATACCTGGCAGTCGTGAAGATAAGCAAGTGATAAACCACGAGATGAGACACTCTACAGATATGAGAATAGGAAAACTAGCATATACAGATGATTATATATCGTACAACGGTGAAAAGTTTGAAAGACGTGATATAAATGGTAAAGACATGATAATGGTAGACGGAGAGTGGAAAGAGGCTGGTGACACTGGTTTTCCGTGGGAAAAAGAAGCAAACAATGGAGATATTTAAAGATAATAACGATTATAATGAAAAATCTGTTATAGGATTTTTAGCATTTGCAATAATGTGTGTGATTATGTTAGTGGATGTAATAACAGGTTATTTTGGTAAAGACCTAGTAATTAATGAATTTATATATGATTCATTTGTATTTGTAGTGATTGGTTGCTTCGGTATAAGTGGATTAGAGAAATTCGCAAAAAAGAAATAAAATGGCTTTATTAACTACAATAGCTGGTATACCACTTTACACTACTACTCAAGAAGCTTTATCTTGGGCGGCTCAAAATGGATTAAGCGGGTATCACATTCATAACTGGCAAGGACAAGTAGGCTACATGGGTGGTACTAGCCACATAGAAGCAACTGGTTTACCAATGAACAGTAATGCACCACCATCACAAAGTAATAACACTGGAGGCGGAGGTTCTGGTTATTAAAAAATATTAAAATGAAAAAATGTCCTAAGTGTAAAAAATTTAAAAAAAATTGTAAATGTTAGGTAAATTATTTAGCGGTGGAGCCGCGGAACTAGTAAAGGGTGTAGGTGGTGTTATAGATAACTTACACACTTCAGATGAAGAAAAACTTGCTGCAGAGCAGAAAGTAAAAGAATTAATTGCTAACTACGAAATAGAAATGGAAAAAAACATCACTAGTCGTTGGCAAGCGGATTTAAAGTCAGACTCATGGCTTAGTAAAAATGTTAGACCTATGGTTTTAATATTTTTAATAGTATGTACAATGTTATTAATATTTATAGACGCAGGCGCTATAAAGTTCGACGTTAAAGATACATGGGTAGATTTATTACAATTAGTATTAATAACTGTGATCGGTGCTTATTTTGGCGGACGATCATTTGAAAAAACAAAAAAATAAAATTATGGGAATAAATTCAACAGAAGTCTCTTACGGCTTTGGACAAATGGGTAGCATATTTAACGATAGTGCGAACCCTATGTTTCCACCAACAGGAAAAGTATTTGTAGCTGTTCAATTTTTAGAAGACACAGCTTTAGAAGCTCATGGTGGTTTAGTTGCAGAGCAAGACTCAGCAAATGGTTTAGAGTTTATATCTACTGAAGACGCTAGCGGCAATGCACAAACAGCTCACGACGTCGCGCATGATGGTACAGTTACTGCTGTTACCGGCGCTGGTGGTTTAGTAGTAGATAATAGTAACACTATTCCAAAAGGAACTATTATATATGGTAGATTTACTAGAATAGAAGCTACTACTTCTAAAATGATAATTGGATATTTAGGCGACTAATGTTAGGATTAGGAGCTAGCATAGTAACAGGTGGCGCACCATCAGAGTGGACACCAGCAAGTTTATCAAACTTAACATTGTGGCTAAAGTTTAATCAAAATATTACTGCGGATCAAGACAATTCGGGCGATAGTTCGTCAGTCGATCATAGTACCGCTGCTGGTAACATGGGGGATGAAGACCGAATTAATGCTTGGAATGCTTTTGGTAACACTAGTATAAATGCGGTTCAAGACGTCTATGGAGACAAACCTCTTTGGGAAACAGATGCTGCTGATGCTGGAGGTATAAAGCTACACAATGCTATTAAGTTTATGGATCTTTCTGCAAATGTTGTTTTAGATGCGAATACAGATTTTACAATAGCTTTAAGGTTTAAATGCACTAACTTTAGCCAATCTCGTGGTCTTATGGGTAGTGGTGCTACCGAGTTTTTAAGATTAAATAACAATACCACTTTAAGGGCTAAAATAAATGGTACAAATAGAGATTTTGCGTTAGCCAGTGGAAACATGGCAACTGATGAGTATTATACACTTCTTATTGTTAGAAGTGATGGTTCTACAGGAAATTTAAACGTGTTTATTAGAGGAAACGAATCTTTAGACGGCACCGCAACAGGAACACAAGTAGGTAGTCAGTTAACAGACGCTGGTGAAATAACAATAAGTGATATAGGGGCAACTACAGATACTGGGGGTGCTGGTGCAAATAATGATAGTGGTAACTTTCAAGGTTTTTTCAAAGACGTACTTATGTGGGATGGAACCGCTGCTAGCTCAGGAGATAGAAAAGAAATATTTGACTATATAGAAGGACAATAAAATAAAATTAACTTAAATTAAATAAAAATGGCAAAAAAAGAAAAGATAGTAGACTTAAAGTCTAAACCAGAAAAAGTAACTGACAATCAACTAGAAAGAATTCAAAATACAGTAAATAGTATTAATGCTTCTACTTTAGAAATAGGACGTATGGAGCTTCAAAAACACGAAATATCACATCGTATAGCTGGTTTTAAAGATGAATTAGTACTGCTTCAAGATGAACTGCAAAAAGAATACGGCACAACAGATGTTGATTTGAGAAACGGAACAATAAATTATCCAGAAAATGGCGAAGCTGATAAGAAAGATTAGTGTAGGTAAAGATTATAAAAACGACGCTATGCACTACGCTGTTGGTCAAGAGGTTTACGGTGGACATACTATTTGTGATATATTAGAAGAAGATGACAAGTACTCTATTTATATTAGAAAAAATAAAAATGTATTACCTTGGAAAGATTTTAACAAGAACATGGCTGTATCTGTAGAATATAATCTCGAATACTAATGAAAAGCGTTCACAACTTTGTTGTAACGCCAAAAGGGGAAAGATATAACAATAAAACAAAAGTTGGTGATTCAGAGTTAATACTTAACACTGAAATATTTAACCACCAATATATAAATAGAGAAGCTAAAGTTATATCAATACCAATTGTTGGTGATACAAATATAAAAGCAGGAGATACAGTTATAGTACATCACAATGTTTTTCGTAGGTGGCATAACGTAAAAGGTATTGAAAAAAATAGTAGGGCTTATTTTAATGAATCTACTTATTTTATAAACCACGATCAAATTTTTTTATACAAAAGAAAAAACAAGTGGATAGCTCCAAAAGGTTATTGTTTTGTAAAACCTTTGAAAGCAATAGATCAATTTAATATTGAATCTGAAAAGCCATTACAAGGTATTGTCAAATATTCAGACGGTACAGTAGAGGTTAATGATTTAGTTGGTTTTAGACCAAGTAGTCAATACGAGTTTGTCGTTGATAACAAAAGACTATATCGAGTTTTATCTAATTTTATTACAATCAAATATGAATATCAAGGAGACGAAGAAGAATATAATCCAAGCTGGGCATAAAGCAGTTGAAGAACTAATTAAAGTAGCAAAAGAAGCAATTGTAGATTCAGACGATGATATATCAGCAGATAGACTTAAAAACGCAGCGGCCACTAAAAAACTAGCTATATTTGATGCGTTTGAAATACTTAACAGAATTCAAGAAGAAGAAAACTTACTTGAAGGCAGATTACCTGAAGATAAAAAAGAAAAAGTATTTAAAGGATTTGCAGAAGGAAGATCTAAGTAATGTACGAGCAGAATTTAGTTAAAACAATAAAACCTATTAAAAAAACGACTATTAGTCGTCTTAATAAATCTAAAAAATGGAAATATGGATACAATAAAGAACATGATATCGTCATTATCTCTAAAACTGGAAAAATTGGCGAAGTGGTTGAAATACAAAATTTGCGTATCGGCTTGCCGATGGAACCAATGCGAGTGCACGTGCACAAATCCTCTAGATGGCAAAAAATAGAATACCCAAAAGAACTAAGTAAACTTAAAAATATATTTGACTGGAAATCATATCCTGAAAGTAATAAAGAAAAGTGGTACGACTATATAGACGAAGAATTTAAACGTAGAGAAGAAGGGTTTTGGTTTATGAACAACAATAAGCCAACGTATATAACGGGTGCCCACTACATGTACCTTCAATGGAGTAAAATAGATGTAGGCGCACCTGACTTTAGAGAAGCAAATAGATTGTTTTTTATATTCTGGGAAGCTTGTAAAGCAGATAAAAGATGCTATGGTATGTGTTATTTAAAGAACAGAAGATCAGGGTTTTCGTTTATGTCATCTGCAGAAACAGTTAATTTAGCTACTCTTGCGAGTGATAGTAGATATGGTATACTTTCTAAAACTGGTTCTGATGCTAAAAAAATGTTTACTGACAAAGTGGTACCTATTAGTATTAACTACCCGTTTTTTTTTAAACCTATTCAAGATGGTATGGATCGTCCTAAGTCAGAACTTGCCTATAGAGTGCCTGCTAGTAAGTTTACAAGAAAAAAATAACAGCTAACGAAAAGTTAGAAGAAATAAAAGGGCTAGATACTACAATAGATTGGAAGAACACGGGTGACAATAGTTATGATGGTGAAAAACTTAATTTACTAGTGCATGATGAAAGCGGTAAATGGGAAAGACCTGATAATATACTAAACAACTGGAGGGTTACAAAGACATGTTTAAGATTAGGTAGTAGAATTATAGGAAAGTGTATGATGGGATCAACTTCAAACGCTTTAGACAAAGGTGGTGATAACTTTAAAAAATTATATAATGCATCAGATGTCACTAAACGAAATAAAAATGGTCAAACAAAATCTGGTTTATACTCTTTGTTTATCCCAATGGAATGGAACTACGAAGGATTTATTGACGAGCACGGAGTTCCAGTATTCACTACTCCTAACGCAGATGTGTTTGCCCCAGACGGTGAACTGATAGATGTAGGCGTAATAGATAGCTGGCAAAACGAAGTAGACGGGCTTAAAGATGACCAAGACGCTTTAAATGAGTTTTATAGACAATTCCCAAGAACTGAAGAGCATGCTTTTCGTGACGAAACAAAAAATAGTATATTTAATTTAGTAAAAATATACGAACAAATAGATTACAACGAAGAAATGTCTAGAACACTTGGTATTACAACTGGTAATTTTCAATGGGTAAACGGTATAAAAGATTCTCAAGTTATATTTTATCCAGATAAAAAAGGAAGATTTAAAGTTAGTTGGGTACCACCTCAACAGCTACAAAATAGAGTAATATTGAAAAATGGTGTAAAACATCCTGGTAATGAACACGTAGGTGCATTTGGTTGTGACTCTTACGATATATCGGGAACTGTAGATGGTCAAGGTTCTAAAGGAGCATTACACGGCCTAACCAAGTTTAGCATGGAAGACGCTCCTGCGAATAGCTTTTTTTTAGAATACTTATCAAGACCACCTACAGCTGAAATATTCTTTGAAGACGTATTAATGGCGTTAGTGTTTTATGGTATGCCAATACTAGCAGAAAATAATAAACCTAGGCTTTTATATTATTTAAGGCGTAGGGGTTATAGAGGTTTTAGTATGAATAGGCCTGATAAAATTTGGAATAAATTATCTGTAGCAGAAAAAGAAGTTGGAGGCATGCCAAACTCAAGTGAAGATATAAAGCAAGCACACGCTGCTGCTATTGAAATGTATATTCAAGACCACGTTGGTATGAATCAAGATGGAACATTTGGTGATTTGTACTTTAATGACTTGTTAAACGACTGGAGTAGATTTGATATTACGAAAAGAACAAAGTTTGATGCAACTATAAGTAGTGGTTTAGCTATAATGGCTAACAACAGACACTTATATGCTCCAAACGCTAAGGTTGAAAAACCTAAACTAAATATAAACATTTCTAAGTATACTAATACTGGAACTAATTCACAAATAATTAAATAATAAATATGGCAGAGTATGGCATTAAAAGTTATTTCCCAAGTCAAACTGTAAGTGATGCTGAAAAGTTAAGCTATGATTATGGTTTAAAAGTAGGCAAAGCAATACAAACAGAATGGTTTAATGATAATAGAAATCTTAATAAATATAAGAATAACTATAATAATTTTCATAATTTAAGACTATACGCTAGAGGCGAACAGTCTATACAAAAATACAAAGATGAGTTATCTATAAATGGTGATTTGTCCTATTTAAATTTAGATTG